GAATATATTTAGACTTAGCTATCTTCGATGAGTTTGGTATGCAGAACCCAAGGGTATGGGGGGAGGTTGTGCGGCCAGCCTTGTCTGACAGAGAGGGGGCGGCTGTTTTTCTGGGAACTCCTGCTGGTCATAATCATTTTTACGATTTACTAGAAACCGCTAGATTACAGGAAGAAGAAGGCTCTGACCAGTGGTACTGGAAGATAGTTAAGGCTTCTGATAGCGGTATTGTAAAGCCATTAGAACTTGATGCCGCCAAGGCTCAGATGACACCAGAGCAGTATGAGCAAGAATATGAGTGTTCCTTTACTGCCGCCATTATCGGAGCCTATTATGGCAAGCTGTTGGCAGATGCAGAGGATAATGGTAGAATAACGCGAGTGCCGTATGACCCTGCTTATCCAGTGCATACTGCTTGGGATTTAGGTATTAACGATTCCACAGCTATTTGGTTTGCACAGATACTTAGAGGTGGTGCGGTAAATGTTATTGATTATTACGAGAACGGTGGCGTTGGCTTACAGCACTATGCCGATGTTCTTAACAGAAAGGAATACACTTACGGAGACCATCTTGCGCCACACGACATCGAAGTCAGGGAGCTTGGCAGTGGGAAGTCAAGGTTGGAAACGGCCTTTTCCCTTGGCATACGATTTAAAGTTATTCCTCGGATGAAAGTTGCCGATGGTATAAACGCAGCTCGTATGTTATTACCTAAGTGCTACTTTGATAGAGACAGGTGTACTGAAGGTCTAGATATGTTGAGGCAGTACAGGCAGGAATATGATGAACGTAAGAAAACTTTTAGAGACCACCCAAGGCATGATTTTACATCACATGCGGCAGATGCGTTTCGGTATCTCGCTACTGGGCTGGAGAATAGAACAAATTATACGAAGCCTCCGCAACAAGTTGCGGTGAATGATTACAATCCATTTACATTATAAGGAGCAAGTAAATGAGTTTTTTAACACCTAAAGCACCACCACCACCACCACCCCCACCGCCTCCTCCACCTCCAGTGGATATGGCTAGGGCTTCTGCTTTGTCTGAAGAGGCAATGCTTCAACAGAGAAAAAGCAGAAAAGGCAGAGGCTCTACTATTGTAGCTGGCGCATTACAAGAGGGCCAAAGCTCTACTGGCGTGATAAAGTAATGGAAGATTATATTAAAAGTCTCATTAAGCGCTTTGATTATATTCAACAGCAAAGAGACAACTGGGATACGCACTACCAAGAGTTAGGCGATTACATGCTGCCAAGAAAGGCAGACATTGTTAAGAAGCGCTCTCGTGGTGAAAAGCGTATGGAGCAAATCTATGATGGCACTGCGCTACAAGCTGTAGACCTGTTATCAGCATCCCTGCATGGTATGCTAACAAGTGGGGCATCTCCTTGGTTCCACTTAGATGTAAAGGATACAGAGCTAAACCGTGATGATGAAGTGCGTGAATGGTTGCAAGACACCAGTATGCGTATGATGAGAGCTTTTAATCAGTCTAACTTTGAAACAGAAGTACATGAGATGTACGTAGACCTAGTTGTTTTTGGTACTGGCTGTATGTTTGTTGAGATGGACAAAGGCAAACTAAGATGTAGCACAAGACACATATCTGAGTTTTATGTGCAAGAAGACCAGCACGGCATTGTAGACACAGTGTTTAGAAAGTATAGCCTGAGTGCTGTTGCTGCTGTCCAGACTTTTGGCATGGAAAACGTAAGCGAACATATTAAAAAGGTTTACGAGAAGAAACCAGACGAGCAAGTAGAGGTTTTGCATTGTGTAACACCGCGTATTGAGCGAGATATCCGCAAAGTAGATAACCTAAACATGCCATTTATGTCTGTTTATATATGCGTAGAAACAAAAATGAAGATAGCAGAAGGTGGCTTTGAGGAGTTGCCATACGTTGTGCCGCGTTTCTTGAAGGCTACAGGCGAGGTTATGGGCCGTTCTCCTGCAATGGTTGCACTACCAGACGTTAAAATGCTTAACTTAATGTCTAAAACAATCATACAGGCAGCACAAAAGATGATTGACCCACCATTGCTAGTGCCAGATGACGGTTTCTTACTGCCTATTAGAACTCAACCAGGCGGTCTAAACTTTTATAGAGCTGGCTCAAGAGACACAATCACACCGCTAAACACTGGCGCTAACATACCTATTGGACTTTCTATGGAAGACCAGCGCAGACAGGCTATACGTTCTGCCTTTTATGTAGACCAGTTACTTGTTGGCGGTTCACCTAATATGACAGCAACAGAGGTTATTCAAAGGCAAGAAGAGCGCATGAGGGTAATTGGCCCTGTGCTTGGAAGGCTAATGAATGAGATGCTACGTCCGCTTATAGACAGGGTGTTTGCGTTAATGGTTAGAGACAATTTACTTGCACCAGCTCCTGAAATATTACAGGGGCAGGATGTGGATATAGAATACGTATCGCCACTAGCAAGAGCGCAAAAGTCTAGCAGTCTTAACAATACATTGAAAGCACTTGAAGTATTAATGCCATTATCACAAGCATTACCTGTTGGAGACCACATAGACCCAGATGGTTTAGTGCGACACATTACTGAGGCCCTTGGCGTTCCTAAGACTACGTTAAAGTCACAACGCGAAGTTAATCAGGTAAGGCAACAGCGTGAAGCACAACAACAAGCTATGGCAGAGCGTGAGGCAGTATCACAAGACGTAGCAGATACAGCTCAAGCAGCGCAAGCAGTTAGGATGGTTCAAAAATGAGATTACGATACGGTTCAAGAAGGTCTTCTCTAAAGAAAACTGGAACAACTAAAAATGATACTAAAATTTCGACAGAAGGAAGAAAAAGGATGGCTTTTAGAAAGAAAGCAAAAGAAAAATTTTTTTCGCCTTTGCATAATGATTTGAGTAAATCAAGAACAGGGAGAAATAACAGACGTGGTAAGAAAACTAAATAAATAATGACAATCTCTGATTTTGACCCATACAATTTTGGTAGAGAGTATAAAGAGCCTCCATTTCTTTTGCATTTTCAATTTACCAATACAAAGTATGTTTATCGATATGCTTTAGTTGAACAAATAGAAACGCATAAAATTAATGCTAGAAACAAACAAAAAAAAGATGAGCTTGATTTAACCCAAGAACAAATATGGAAAACTTATGGTTGACCCAATAAAAGAACAAGAAAAACTTAAACAAATGTACACTGATATATTCAGCACAGAAGCTGGAGTAAAAGTGTTACAAGACCTTGAAAAGCGGTGTAACTACCACTGGACAAGCTATGTAGCTGGCGATGCTAATGCCACTACATTTGAAGAGGGCAAACGCGCCACAATATTACACATCCATCAAATGATTATTAAGGAGACATAATGTCAGAACAAGCAGTCGAACAGGTAGACCAGCCACAAGGCACACTGTTGGAAACCCCAGCAGAAGTAGCGCAAGGCGGTTCTGGTAACGATTTTTTAAATATGATTCCAGAAGACTTACGCGAACATCCAAGCCTTTCACCAATAAAAGATGTTGGCAATCTGGCTAAGTCATATATCAACGCTCAACAACTCATAGGCGCAGACAAATTACCAGCGCCTAAGAATCCGTCAGAAGAACAGCTATCAGCGATTTACAACTATTTGGGGAAACCAGAGAGTGCAGATGCTTATGAATTTGCTGTAGACGGAAACGTAATTACAGAAGAAGTAGCCGCATCTTATAAAGACGTTGCACATAAGCTCAATCTTACACCGCAACAAGCAAGCGGTATTTTAGATTACTACAAAGGTTTGGCAGATTCTTCGCAGCAACAAGCTGGGCAACAGATGGAGTTACAGCGAGAAGAGGTTGAAAACAATCTTAAAAAAGAATGGGGCCAAGCTTATGACCAAAAGATTGCTGGAGCTGGTCAAGTAATAAATCAATTTGGCAGTCCAGAGATGCTGGAATGGCAGTTAGCAGATGGTACTAAGTTGGGGAATCACCCTGAATTTATTAAAGCATTTGCAAATATTGCGGATTTCAGGCAAAGTGTTACCAGCGAAGACACAATTACAAATGCAACCTCTAGTAGAGCGATGACACCAAAAGAAGCACAGGCAGAAATAGATTCTATTATGTCTTCTTCTGAATACACAGATAGAAAAAATGTTGTTGCAAGAACAAGGGCGATTGAAAGAGTGCAAGAATTATACGGCATGATTTATGGATAAAGAAACAATCCTAGATGCCAGAATAGAAGTTATGCGTATGGTGGTAGATAATTGTTCACCACGCGATATATTAGACCCAACACCTATAGCCGATAAGGTTTGGGATTGGGTTTATCAGGGTAGCGGTGAGTTATGTTCTTGCCGTCCAAAAGACAATCGGAAAGACGATAGCTTTACGACAGCTAAAAAGTCGAGAAGTGTCCGTAAGGGTAGCGCATCGCAAGAAGTATAAATGCAATAGTGTGACTAATAGGAGATTTAAATGTCTACACAAATAACTACCGCATTTGTACAACAGTATTCTGCTAACGTGCAGATGCTTTCACAGCAGATGGGTTCTCGTCTACGTGAAGCAGTGCGCATTGAGAATGTTGTTGGAAAAAATGCTTTTATAGACCAGATTGGCAAAGCGACAGCGCAGCTTCGTACAAGCCGTCATGGTGACACACCACAGATGGATACACCTCACGCGAGACGTAGGTTATCTTTAGCATCATACGAATATGCTGACCTAGTTGATGACCAGGACAAAGTACGTATGTTGATAGACCCAACATCATCTTACGCACAAGCCGCAGCAGCAGCTATGGGCCGTGCAATGGACGATGTTATCATCACTGCCGCAACCGCAGCAGCCGCAACAGGCGAAACTGGTTCTGGCACTGCAAGCTTAGACGCAACAGCTAACTCAGTTGGTTCTTCATCATCAAACGATGGCTTAACAATCGACAAGTTAATTGAGGCAAAACGTAAGCTTGACCTACAAGATGTTGACCCATCAATACCTCGTTACATCGCGGTTGGACCACAGCAAATCGATGATTTGTTAGGAACAACTCAGGTAACATCAAGTGACTTTAACACTGTTAAGGCTCTTGTACAGGGTGACATCGATACCTTTATGGGCTTTAAGTTCATCATGACAAACCGTCTAAGCGTATCTGCGACTGATGTTCGTACATGCTTTGCATGGGCCGAAGATGGAATGGCTCTAGGTATAGGTAAAGACATCTCTGCAAGAATTGATGAGCGTTCCGACAAAGGTTACGCAACTCAAGTCTATTACTGCATGGATATTGGCGCAACTCGTATGGAAGAGAACAAAGTTGTTCAAATCTTCTGTGACGAAACACCAGATTAAGATAGGAGATAGAAAATGACAACTAAAAATTCTGACTTAATCGCAAATCTTGAGGCTCTCCCTCAAGTTTCAAACAGCGCAAGTGAGCTAGGCGGTGTAATTCGCGTTGCTCAAGGTAACGTAGCTTTAGCTGCAACAGACACTAACGATACTGATATTGTTATGCTTGCACCTATCCCAACTCACGCAACCCTCACATCTATACGTGTTGGTTCAGATGGGTTAGGCGGTTCATGCACATTCAATGTTGGCTTCTACACCAATGACGGTACTGTTGTGGATGTGGACGCGTTAGCTACTTCGGTTGCTGATGGCGCTGCTGTAGCAGAACTTCGCTATGAAGTGCTAGACTTAAACACAACAGGTCAACAAGTTTGGGAATTAGCTGGTCAAAGCGAAGACCCAAGCGATGTTTACTATGTTGCTGCAACATTCAATGCAGAAGGCGCCTCCGCTGGAGACATGGCTTTTGTTATTGAATACGTTGTAAACTAATATGATTGGGGCGGTTCTACCGCCCCTTTCTGCTTCCAGTCTGGGGAAATGACTTGGAATATAACAACGATTTTAAATATGATTTGAAGGTAGGGCAGTTAGCTGAGAAGTGGTTAAGCGAATTGCTGTCTGGAAAAACAATAGAAGTTAAAAGAGATTTTAGAGCTTCGCAAACTGGTAAAGTGTTTGTGGAGTTTTTTTGTAGAGGTAAGCCATCTGGCGTAGACACAACAGAAGCAGACTATTGGGCATTTGTCATAGGCACTGGTTATGTGGTAATATTGCCTACAAAAGCCCTGAAAGAAATAGTTGAGATACACAAAGAAAAAGGCTGGGTTATGTCTGGCGGTGACAACAATGTTAGTCAGGGTGCGCTAGTAAAGGTTGAAAGGTTAGTTAAACATGCCATCGGTAGTTGATATATGTAATGAAGCTATGGATTTGCTCGGTGCAGCAACCATTACAGCGCTAACGGAAAACTCAAAAGAAGCTAGACTGTGTAACCGTAGGTTTGAAACTGTACGAGACCAAGTGCTAAGAGCGCATCCTTGGAACGCAGCTATCACAAGAAAAGCATTGGCGCAAGATAGCGCTGCTCCTGCATTTGGGTTTACTTATCAATACACCTTACCGACTAACCCTTACTGCCTAAGAGTTCTGTCTTTCTGGAACGCAAATGTAGACAACGAGATTGCCGCATATGACTCACAGAATATGTTTAAGGTAGAAGGCCGCAAAATATTAACAGACGAATCTACTTGCAAGATTATTTACATAGGCAGAGTAACAGACACAGAGCAGTATGATAGCTTGCTTTCTAGTACCATTGCTCACAAGTTAGCATCCGAAGTAGCGTATGCAATCACTGGTAGTAATTCTGTAGGGCAACAAATGTTCCAGTTGTACCAAACTAGATTAGCAGAGGCTCGTTCTATGGATGCTGCTGAAGGTGTGCCAGACAAAATCATTGCAGACTCATTTATAAACTCAAGGTTCTAAAATGGCGCGAGTATCATCCATTGTTACCAACTTCCAAGCTGGTGAGCTATCGCCTCGTCTTGAAGGTAGGATTGATTTACAGAAATACAGCGCTGGCGCTCAAACATTACAGAACATGCTTGTCTTTCCGCAAGGTGGTGTAACGAGAAGACCAGGCACACAATATGCTGGTTCATCCAAAGATGGCGGTAAAGTAAGATTAATCAACTTTGAGTTTAGCGATACGCAAGCTTATGTCCTTGAGTTTGGCGCTGGTTACATTCGGTTTTTTAAGGATGGAGAGATTTTAACAGAGGCCACAAAAACAATTACAGCAATCACAAAAGCAAACCCAGCAGTTGTTACTTCTAATGGTCATGGCTTTAATGATGGTGACAGAGTATTTATTGAATCTGTAGTTGGTATGGTTGAGCTAAACAAAAGAGAGTTTACTGTTGCTGGCAAAACAACTAATACATTTCAGTTAAGCGGTGTTGATAGCTCTGCATTCACAACCTACAGTTCTGCTGGAACTGCTGGTAAAATTGTTGAAGTAACTACAACATATGGTGTAGATAGTGTTACTGAAATATTTGAGATAAACCATGTGCAATCTGCTGACGTAGTTTTTTTAGCTCACAAAAACCATGAACCAGCAAAGTTAACGAGAACAACAGAAACATCATTCACGCTTGCAGATGTAGCTTTTATTGATGGGCCTTATCTTGATGAAAATATAACAACAACAACAATTACATCTAGCGCAAACACTGGTACTGTGACCTTAACAGCTTCTGCCGATTTATTTGTGTCTGGTCATGTAGGCGCACTATTTCAGTTTAGAGAGCGTGTTGAGATAGGACATGAGGCTTGGGCTGCCAGTACAGCCTATGCACAAAATGACTTAGTGCATTTTGAAGGAAATTTGTATAAAAAAACAGATGCTGGAAGTGATACCTCTGGAACGCAACCGCCAGTACATTTAGAGGGAACAGAAACTTACGGCATTATTGATTGGCAGTATCAGCACAGTGGCACTGGATTTGTAAAAATAACAGCAGTAACAAACGCAACTACAGCAACGGCTGTTGTGCAGGAACATAATTTTTTAGTATTACCAGCAGTAGCAACGTCTGGAACAACACAGTGGTCTGAGGGTTCTTTTAGCACAAAGAATGGATTTCCTAGAGCTGTGGCTTTTTATGAAGAGCGCTTATACTTTGCTGGTACAACAGCACAGCCCCAAACAATATTTGGTTCGGTTACAGCAGACTTTGAAAACCATACGCCTGGCACAGAAGATGATGCAGCTATAAATGTTACGATTGCATCTGACCAAGTTAATGTTATCAAACATATAGTTCCAGGACGTTTCTTACAGATTATGACTACCAGTGCAGAGTTTACCTTGTCTGGCGGTACAGGAACAACAGCCGTAACACCAACAAACGTAAACGTACTAAGAGAAACTACATTTGGCTCTGGTGATGTAAGACCGTTAAGAGCTGGCGCTAGTACGATTATGATTCAAAAAGGTGGCGAGAAAGTAAAAGAAGTTACCTTTAGCTTAGACACAGACGGCCTAGTAGGAAGAGACTTAACTGTATTAGGTGAGCATCTTGCAAGAGGTGGTTTAACTGACATGGTTTGGCAGCAAGAGCCAGAACTTGTTTTATGGTTTGTAAGAGGCGATGGTACATTAATAGGGCTTAGTTATGACCCAGCAAATAACACAATAGGGTGGCATCAACATCCTTTAGGCGGTAGCGGTGTTGTAGAGAGTATAACAGCTATACCAAGCGGCACAGAAGACCAAGTATATTTATCTGTTAAGAGAACAATAGATAGCTCTGTTGTTAGACATATTGTCTTTATGAAATCTATTTATTTTAATCAGGATGTTGAAGACGCATTTTATGTTGATAGCGGTATTACATATGACGGTTCTGCCACTACATCTATAACTGGGCTAGACCACCTAGAAGGTGAGACAGTTCAAATACTTGCTGATGGTTCGACACATCCAGACAAAACTGTTTCAAGTGGCGCTATTACATTAGACAGAAGTGCAAGCAAAGTACATGTGGGGCTATCTTATAACTCGCTTGTAGAAACCCTACGCTTAGAAGCTGGTGCTGACGATGGTATTGCGCAAGGTAAGATTAAACGTATCCACGGTATCACTGCTAGGTTCTTAGACACAGTTGGTGCTGAATTAGGACCCGACACAAACAATTTAGACAGACTACCTTTTAGAGACAGTAGCATGGCTATGGATACAGCCGTTCCTTTATTCAACGGAGACAAAGAAATATTCTTTCCATCTGGTTATGAGAATGATGCACAGGTTGTTATTAGGCAAAGCCAGCCACTGCCTATGACGATTGTAGCTATAATGAGAAGGTCAAATACATTCGATGCTTGAGCTGCGTGAATTTGTTAGAGAAGACATGGACAATATAGATTTGGGTTACGAAATGTTACAAGAGCATAAAGACGCTTTCAAAGCGCCCTATGCTATTCACGGCTATACTTTATTGGAAGATGGCAAGATTGTGGCAATGGGCGGTGTACATATGCTGTGGGGTAAAGTTGGAGAGGCTTGGGTATTGTTAGGAAAGCTTGCAAAATCAAAGCCTAGAACAGTTGCTAAGTATGCAGACCTTATGTTTGATGTTATAGTGCATAAGAATAAGTTGGCAAGAATACAGGCAAGCATTGCGGTAAGTGATGCAAAGGCTATTAGGTTTGGGAAGTGGATGGGCTTTGAGATGGAAGGGCTAATGAGAAGTTACGGACCAGACGGTTCTGATTACTATCGCATGGCTAGGGTGCAGTAATGGAGCCATTAACAGCGGTAGCCATTGGCGGTCAGGTTCTTGGCGGTGTAATGGGTGCAAAGGGCGCTAACCAAGCGGCTAGAGCAGCACAACAAGTAGCTGAGTATAATGCACAGGTTGCAGAGAATGAAGCCATACTTTTACAGAGAGCTAAGGTATCAGAGGAAGCAAGTCTAAGAAGACAGTCAGACCGCCTTATAGCCACGCAGAGGGTTGCTACAGCTAAGTCTGGTATTCAGATGTCAGGCAGTGCGTTACAGGCGCTGGCAGACACTTATTTCAACAGAGAAAAGGATGCGGCTAGAATACAGTACGCATCTAGTATAGAGCAAATGCAAAAGAAATCAGAAGCTACTTTAGCTATTGCTGAAGGTAGAGCGCAAGCTGCTGCTTTTAGAATACAAGGACAACAATCGCTGTTAGGTGGATTTACTGGTGCAATATCAACTGGGCAGAGTTTAGGAGCGTTTGGGTAATGCCTAAAATACCATTATATAATCAAGGTGCTGGCCCAACTGTAGGAGTTGCTGCTGGTCAGTTATCGCCAAGAGCAAGTGCGGCTGCATTTACTGCACCTGGTAAGGCTACTATGGGCTACCAAAAAGTATTTTCTGACATAGGAAATGTTGCTGCTGAGTTTGAATTAGGTAGGCAAGGCGTTGAGGCGGATACATTAGACTCGCAAATTTCAACAGAAATAGACAGAGGTTTGTCTGAGCTAAATAGAGAGAGGCTAGATAACCCAACAGAGTTCAGAAAAAGAGCAGAAGAAGTTTACAAAAATGCTACGGCTGGCATAGACTCGGCTAATATCAACAGCAAGTTAAAGCAGGGTTTAAAATATAAGGTAGGAAATAGATTTAGGGCTTTATCATTATCAGGGGAACAACAGGCATTTACTCAAGGCTTAGAGAATAGCGCTATAGAATTTTCTAGTTTTGTGACAACAGTGCAGAGCCAACTAAGGTCAGACCCAAGTTTGTATGAGCAGCTTAGAGGTGATTTAAGTATTAAATTAGATTCTATGGTAGAGTCTGGGGCAGTACAATATTTAAAACAAACTCCACAGCAAATACTAGCTGGGTTTGAGCAAGAAAATTTTAGCGTAACAGTAGCGCAAAAAAATAGTGTTTCTGAGGTAAACGCACTTAAAGAAGAAGCAAAGAGTCGTAATTTAACGCAAAGCCAACTAAATGATTACAATACAATCGCGGATAATAAAATAACAGAACTAAGGTCTCTAGCATTTGATGCTGGTTTAGAGTTTGCGCAAACTGCGCCTATAGAAATAAATGAAGCAGATGATGCTATTCAAGAGCTTTATGAGAAGCAACAGATAACACTTCCTGACGGAACAGTCCAAGATTACTCTAATGTAGATAGGAGTAGATATGGTGCTATAGCCCAAGCAATATCTGATAATGTTTCTGACCAAGAGGACTTGCAGTCAGATTTAATTATAAGTGGGTATAATAGTTCTGAAGATATTAAATCAGCTATTGAGCAAAGTTACAGCCCTGATGCGCCTCATAGCAAAACACCAGAACAAATGGACGCTTTAAATCTTACCTTTATAGAACAAAATGTAGATAGCGCATTAGCAAGTATGGAAACTGGAAACTATAATGCAGAAGATGTCGCAAATGTTTTGAAGCAAGCCGATGAACTGCTAACAACAGAATTTGCTGGAAGGTCAGCTCTTTTAAGTAAAACAGACAGCAGAGGAGAAAAGGCGAGAAGAATACAGCTCGCGATAGGAAAGGCTGTTGGAGAGTTAAATAAAGCTGTAACAACTGCCGTAACTACAGACGCATATACGCAAGCCATAGAAGATAAAAAAGCTCCATTAGCTGATTCATTAGTAAAGCCAGAGGAAAAAACTGACGCTATTAATAAAGTTATGCAAAAATATGCTGATGACCCTTTGATGCAAATTAATCTATTATCAGCGAATGATTTAAAATTTGAAACCTTTGATGCGAGACTTACGATGGGATACACAATGGGCATGTCCCCTGAGTATGACCCATCTGAGACAGGTGATGATGACTCTCTAAAGCAGAGTATAGAGCTGTACAGGCAAATGCAACTATACACACCAGCATTGCTTAACCACACAACTCCAGATGAAAGAACATTTTATGAGTCTATACTAACATTAGAGCCGCATATGGGTTTAAATGCGGCTATATCAACTGTTAAAACAAAAAGAGATGATATAGACATAAATGCTAAATACAAAACAATAGAACAACAAGTGCAGTCATTGTCAGATGACCAGACAGATTACGCTTGGTACTCTTACATTCCATTTTTGGAAGGCAAAAAGTTTGTGCCTGAAAATGTATCTGGAATGAAAACAGACATAGAAATACTAGCTAAAGAATATATTAGCTTGGGTGTTGACGCAACAAAAGCTGTTGAGCTTGCGGCAAAAGATTATGGTAAGTCCCATAAAAGAATAAGGAATACGTCAGTTCCTATTACCATAGGATTGCCAGAGAATATGGAAGAGTTAGCAGACCTTGCTGTTGGAAAGGTAACGCTGTTATACCCAGATGTTATGGAGCAATTTGAAGATAACGAACTTTCCTTAGCTCCAGTAGATATAAAAAGAAATGACAAATGGTATGTTACTCATAGTGGCGGCATACCTGTTTTTGATAAAAATGGGAACGCATTACAATTTGATGTCGGTGAACCATTGCAAGAAGACATGCCAGGGATTATGGGTGGGATGATTCCTGCTGGTAGTTACCCCCCTGACTCCCTTAGAGGAATGTTGGCTACACAAGAGTCTGTTGATAATCAAGTTTCTTTGTTAGAAGAAATATATAATCAAAACATTGAGATAGAGGCAAAAACAAAAACAGGAGATTTTGAGGGGCTTTCTCCATATGAGGTAAGCAGACTAAAAAAAATAAAACAAGGTCAGTTTATGGACATCCTTAGTTTAAAAGTCTCTGAAGAAGACGGAAAAAGAGAAGTAGAGATTTTAAAAACAGAAGATGGTAGAATAACAATTACCTTACCTAGAAGGCCAGAAGTATCAGAGGATATGCTAGATGTTGAGCAAGGTGGTGGCTTTATGCTTCGTCAGAAACAAGTGTTGGAAGGCTCTAAATAATGTCTAATATAGATTGGAATTTTATTTCGGAAAGAGAGGGCAACCGCCTTATAGGTTATGTCCCAAATGTCGAAGGCTCTGATTCTGGCGTAACTATTGCTAGTGGATTTGACTTAGGTGCAAGAAACGAAAACGACATCAAGGATTTACCAGATTCTATACAGAAGAAGCTAAAGCCTTTTTTAGGATTGAAAGGACAGCCAGCAGAAGAGTTGGCTAAAAAGCTAGTTGTTACTTCTAATGAGGCAAAAGTAATTAATGACTTTGCTAAAAGGGAAGCAACTTTAAATTTAAGCAGAAAGTGGCGAGAGAAAACAGGCCAAGAGTTTGCAGAGTTACCAAAGCACAAAGCAACAGTGGTGGCATCAGTAGCATTTCAGTATGGTGATTTAGCATCTAAAACGCCAAACTTTTGGAGGCAAACCACAACAGGAGACTGGGATGGTGCGCTAAGAAACTTGCGTAACTTTGGGGATGATTACAAAACAAGAAGAAATATGGAAGGCACATACCTAGAGCAAGGTATGAAGATGGAGGAAGCTACAACAACACCTCCAGGACAACAACCTCCAATGGGATTTATGGAAACGCAACGTGAGGCGCTAGAAGCAAGCCGCTTAGTGGAGGGCGCATCTGGAACTATACCAGAGCCAGAAGTAAAAAAAAAATCTAAAATAGAGCAAGAGCCAGAACTTCCCATATTAGAAGAGAGAGTTGAGGCCAAACCCGAAATAGAGCAACAAAAAGAATTGCCTATCATAGAAGAAAGGCAACAACCAAGTCTTTTGCCAGACGAGGAAGAGCCTTTATCTATTATAGAAACAAGACAAGAATCTAAACAAAAACCTGAACCAGAGCCAGACTTACCTATCTTAGAACAGCGTGTTTTAGATGAGCCACAGATAGACGCGCCAGATGACTTTGATTTAATTGAAAGACAAAACCAGTTAGAGGTAGCGCAGAATGCGCCAGAGTCTGCTGAAGTTCCTGAGACTTTCAAGAAGCCCAAACCAAAATTACCAAGGGCCGCAAAACCTGTTACAGCTCCCGAAAGAATGAGGGCAGAAAAGGCGTTTGAAGCGGAAAAGAAAACACTAAGTTTTGATATTGCGAAGAGGGTTATAGACCAAGATTGGGCAATGTCTTATGTGTTTTCTGGAAAAGAAGAGTTCAAGCCTGACCCTGATTTTAGACTTACCGAGGAGTTAGCCAGAGAACTAACAGAGGGTCTGCCAGAAGACTATCACGATGGAATTATTGAGAACAGTTTTAGCGAAGCACAAGCCCGATTCCAAAGAGAAGAAGCTCTAAAACAATTTTCCTTTGATAAAGAAATAGGAGAGCTAGGGTGGAAGGGTGTAGCCCTTAGAATGGGCGCAGCTATCGCAGACCCATTTGCTATTGCTGTTAGTATCGGGACTGAGGGCGTTGCTGCCCCTGCTATATGGGGCAATAAGCTATCAAGATTAGGTAGAGTATTCAGAGGCTCTTTAACTGCCGCCACAACAAATGCTTCTATAGAAGCATACCTTGTTAGCCAAAATGATTTTAAAGACCCATATGACATTCTTTACTCCATGAGTGCTGGTTTAGTCATCGGTGGGGGAGTTGGTGCGTTAGGCAGAACAGACACATCTGACCCAATGGTAAGCGCTCTTGGAAGAATGGCAAACCATGTAGACAATGCTCAGAAAATAGAAACGGTTAATGCAATAAAAAAGAATGTGTTGGATGGAGACCCTAATGATGAGCTATCAATAGGCGCTGCTGTAAACCCAGACTCATTGCCTGTGCAAATCAGGGACGCTACTTCAGACTTGGATGAATTTTTAGACCAAGCTGGGGAACCTGTTCAAGCGGGATATACAAAGCTAGGGCCAGTCCCACTTAGATTCGATATGGCTGGATATTTATTAAATAGCCCAAATAGAATAGCAAATTATCTTGGTAGAATTTTACCAGAAGACCCACTTGGGTTCAGAAAAGACAAGACACAAACAGTAGAGGCATCAGCCGACATATTAAAAACTAATTCTATGAAAGCATCTTTTGCAAAGTTTTATCAAGTGTATGATGGTGCATATAAAGAATGGGCAAAAGAGCAAGGTTTTGGGTTATTCAAACGTACCTTTAACGTCCCCAGAAGACAGTTTGGTGAGTTAGTTGCGGATGCTATAGAGAACCCTGAATTTCCAGTAAGTTCTGCTATAAGAAGGGCAGCAGATAGACAAGCTGAAATACAAAGAGATTTGCTTAGGGCGGCAAAAGAAGCTGGCGTTGAGGGTTTTGAGGAAATACCAGAAAATCTTAGCTATTTTACGCACTTGTGGGATGACTTTAAATTTAGGGATGCAGGGACAAAATACACAGACGCAGTTGTAGTTAGGCTTCTTACTAACTCATTAATGAGTGGCACAGAAGATTTACAGGAAGAAGCTGCCGAAAGAATAGCAAACGCCATGTTTAATAAGCTCAACAGAAGTGCAGCAGGAATGGACACTGGCGCTTCTCGTTTGTTTAACGCAACAGATAGAGATGTGATGCGTCAGATACTTATAGATGAAGAGTTTATGAACGCTGAAGAAGCCGACAGTTTAATGGCGTTATTTTCCCAGAGACCAGATGGAACTCCTGCTAGAGCAAGGCGTAGATTACGTTTCAATATGAATGAAGAAATGGTAGCGACAAACAGGCAAGGACAGCAAGAAGTACTTAGAGTAAAAGACTTGCAAGAAAGAGATGCTGAACAAGTATTCACATCATATGCTGCGTCTATGTCTGGCAGAAATGCTCTAGCTACAGTCGGCATAAAATCGGAAAGAAGGTTTAATCAGTTATTAGACAGAAACCTAGCCGAAGCCGCTGCCAGAGAAGGCAACGCAGGAAGAGCTAGGGCTGAGAAAGACAATCTCGTAGCACAAACAATTTTTAATATGGTAATTAATAGACGAGCACCATTAGCAGCAGACCCAAGGGGTAACTTTGCTAGGTCAGCAAGGCTTGTGCAAGATTACAATTTTATACGATTAATGAACCAAGTCGGCTTTGCTCAAATAGCTGAGTTAGGAAACGCATTAGCTATTGGTGGTGTAAGGGGTGTTTTACAATCAGTGCCTTCTATAAAGTCCATGCTAAAGCGAGCAAGAAACGGTGAAATAGAAGACTCTGTATTAAGAGATTTAGAGGCAGCAGATGGTATTGGCTCTGATAGATTAACCATGCAAGCAATGAATAGGGCTGATACAATAGGTGTTTTTAGCGAAGGCAGGGGCGATTTAATAGACAAGGCTCTTTTTGCTATGCAACCTTTGAAAAGAATAACTGCTGATTTATCAGGAATGGCTCCAGTAACATTGGCTTTAGAGCGTGTTGCGGCACGATGCGCTGTTCAAACACTTACTAATATGGCTTTTACAAACAAAGGTTTGTCTGTCGCTAGATTAAGGGGCCTTGGTTTAGATGATGAAATGGCAGGAAAAGTTTTTGCTCAAATAAGAAAAAATGCAGTTACACAAAAGTCAGCTTTTTTTAGAAACAAAACCGTAAAGGCTATTAATCTAGCAGAGTGGGATGATGGGCCAGCTAGAGATGCTTTTACAGTTGCTATCGCAAGATGGACTAGAAGAAGCATACAGCAAAATGATGTTGGTAACTTAAACTTATATATGACTTCTACTATGGGTGGAATACTGACACAGTTTAGAACATTTATGTTAGTGTCTCACGCAAAACAATTCTTGCATAATATAAAGGCAAATGACTTTAAAGGCTATTCAGCAATGATGTATTCAGCAGCTTTTGCTGGTTTATCATATATGGCTCAAACGCAAGTAAACTCAATAGGAAGAGAAGACAGAGAAGAGTTTTTAAAGGAGCGTTTATCTATTGAGTCTGTAGGAAAAGCCTCGTTTCAAAGAAGTTCTTGGGCCGCCTTATTTCCAGGCCTTATAGACACAGGGGCTGCCTTTTTCATGGATGACCCAATTTTTGCTTATAGAAGCACAGGGCTGGACACACAATTTATTACAGGAAACCCAACAGTACAATTAATAAGTAAGGGTGTAGGAAGCGCTCAAGCTGTTTCTAGGTCAATATTAAACCCTGATTTACAGTTTTCCCAAGGACAGCAGAGAGCTTTAAATACAATTATACCATACAACAACGCATTAGGCATAAAAAATGCGCTGAATAAACTTGTAGAGATGAGACCAGAGACAACCAAAGTAGAGTAGCACTTTAATATACACGCAAAATAAGGTATAAAAGGTAAGACAGGAGTAAACATGACAGTTAGCAGCACAACAACCAAGGTTAGCTACAGTGGTGACGCAAGCACTGCTGTTTTTGCTT